AAAGATGTCGTGTCCTAGTTCTGTAAAATCCATCATTGATAAGATACCATCAAACTCATCTTTGATAGATTTTTTGATGGCAGCTGGTGCTATGAGACTATCCATGTTTAAAGTAACAGGTTCGTTTTCACCACCGATAATGGCTTCGTTTGTAATGTCTTCGATCGCTGCATCAACTTCTGGATGCATTGCAACGCCACGATACTTCATAATCAATGCATGATTATCTTTTGCATCCGTGCCGTCTTGATTAATGTATTGGCCATAATGAGAACCTGATGCGGTTACGTAACCTGCACCATCTTCGTCTCGGGCTGGAACGATTGAAGCGGCCTTGGCTGGATTCTCAGCGCTGGCTCGTTTAATCTCAAATCCAAATAATTTAAAGCCGTCTTGTTCTGCCATGTAAATTCCTTATAATAAGAGGAGAGCGGAGTACCGCTCTCCCTTTATATATTACTACTGATCAGTGGTGTTACTGGTCCAGTATTGATACTGCCACTCGATCTGGAATCTTTCGATCTGATCGTCAGCGTAGCTGAGTTCAATCGCAGATAGCGATGAAGGCCAAGCATCTTTGATTGTGACTGTCTTAATGACTGATTCGTCACGATCAAATTGTTGTACCTGAAGATCAGCGAAGTAGAGTTCTGGATTCTGCACACCACCAGCATCTGCATGGTTAGCGATTGCGTTCATCCATTTTTCCATTTCGTCCCTGATCTTAAACCCTGTATCGTTAATGACTGTTACAGTCCAAGGATCAAACGTTCTGTCGCCGGCAACTTTCAATCTACGACCGCGGAATGGAATCTCAATTGTTCCTACGGTTGATGCGGGCAGCTGAGCTGCCTCACACATGAAAGATGCAAAGTCGACGTCGAGTGCGACCCCTAAACCACCACGTGGGTTGTTCAAGGTAACCTGAAAGAGATTACCGCGAGCACCACCGCCAGTGAGTCTTGACTTAAATTCGTCTACACTACCAAGTGCCATAAGTTATCCCTCCTTAAAATGCCTGCCCAGTTACTTCCTCGAAGGAAATACCGGTACGAACTGCGACAAAGTTTAGCGTTACGAAGTTGATTGAGCGAGCCGGCTTAATAAAGATATTAGCGATGAACTCGTTACGATCAACAACATTCGGAGTGTTTACTGTTTCATCAGCAACAATCCTGAAGTCTGTAATACCGCGGCGTCCTTTAACATCACGTAGTACTGGCTCGACGATGTTGACGAACTCAGCTCTTGTAAACTCATCATTGAATTCAAAGAGTACGTTCTTGGCAGCCCGTTCAATGGCCCGCTCAAGTGTCAAGAACAATCGACGTACGTTGATACGATCGAATGCCGAAGGTCTATTTTCATGGGTCTTATCACCAAACAATAGTATTCCTTGACCTGGAAGGTTCACGATTGGGTTTACTCCAGCTTTGTAAAGAACATCCCTGCGTGTCTTGTTTGGATTGTATTCTACAGATGTGACACCAAGCAATTGACCCCGACGTGTACCAGCAGGTGAGAACCATGGAGCAGCCACACGATCTGTTTCAGCCATCAATCCAGCTACAGACGAGCTTGCTGGAATCTGAATGAATTTATCGTTGAACTTATCGTAGACTTTCAAGTAGTTACCTGCAACAATGCTGTAACTTGATCTTGTAAATGTCGCGGATGTTGCTGTAATGTTTGTTGTAGCTGTTGCTTCACTGGTTACATTTACAACGTCTGTTCTAGCAGGACCTGTTACAACAACGCAATCTTTACGTGCTCTTGCATTGGCAACAAGGTCGTTTGTTACGACGGTTTGATCAGCCCGTGATGACATACCAGGCGCAATCAAGAAATCAACTTCTACAATGTCTTTGTCTTCGAAGAAGTCAAATCCAAGTAAGTACTGGCTAGCAGACAACGTGCCTGAGTTTGCGCCAGAGTCGAAGTTATAGTCTGTTACTGCTGATGTGCTAACTGCGGTACCGAGGAAGTCCTTAGCGGTTCCTGGTGTGATTGCGGTTCCAGCATTACCGGTATTAACATCGTCTGAATCAAAACCAACCATGTGAACGTACTGTGATCTTGTATTGATTACATCTTTCACAAAGATATTAGATCCATCTACCAGTGATACTGCGTTAGATGCTACTGACAGGAATGGATAACTTTCTAGAACTGTACCCTTTGTTCCTGTGAACTCACCATTCTTATCAACGACTACTACGTGAACTTCATCGTTTGTTGCATCGTTAGCACCGGCGAAGTCTGATTGACCAGGTGCAGTATCGAAGGAACCTTTGTAAGTCCAGCCAGAAAATGCTGAATCGTTGATCGAAGGTGGGCATATTGAAACTTGTAGTGAGTTACCAAGTGATCCTGGAAACCTACCAATGAATGTAAATCCGTCAGAATCAAGTGCTGCTTCTTGCGACTCGAATGCTGTTGGATTTTTAACTGTTGGGACTGAGTAATTACCTACAGCGTAGTTAGCTTTAGCTACTGTTCTCCGACCGGTTGTTGATACGGCGTTTAAAGCTGAAGAGTCTGCTACACGTAATAACTGCAGTGTGTTTGAATAACGCAAGAACGTTGCTGCGTCATGATAGTCTATTGAGTGAGAAGTGTCTGGTGCACCAAAGGTTTCTGTTAGTTCTTCTTCATTAGCGACTAACGTTCTTTGGTCAGCAGGTCCCCACATAAACTTACCTACGTAGGCGCCAGTAGAAGTTTGAACATTAGGCACTCCGCCTGTAAGATCAACTTCCTTGACTACTACTGCAGGACTTTCGGATGGTGCAAAAAGTGCCATTAGTTTACCTCTTGGGTTCTATTTATATGGTTCATGATACGGTTATTTCAATTACCCAGTTATTTATATAATTACCGAATTCCATGGTCATCGAACTCAACATACCAATCTGGCTTACCATCGTCTTCTATCTTTTTAATAAACTCTGAACCGTCATCTACAAATCCAAAAGGTACCACATCATCTTCAATTTGTTTCATTCTTTCTCTAAATAGCATTTCTTTCAGGTTAATATCTGTCATATCGTTAAACATTTGTGTTTGAACAAAATACCCGAACAATACTAGATTCATTACAAGATCGTCATGGTTACCGGTTGAAGCCTCGTATGAATTACCTCTAGCCACAAAAGTAGATATCTCTAGAATTGTACTCTCATCGACGATTGTTAATTTATGATTCTCTAAACAATCTTTTAAACCAGAACAACCTAATCGTTTTACTTTACGTGTCATGGTAATACCAATAGCGTCAGCTTTGATTGAATTTTCCATATGCACGTTTTCGTATTCTAGATCGTAGTATATCCCGTTACATACTACTGATCCTTGGTCGTTTGATTCAATCACTACATAAGCATTGTTGTAGACTTTTGCGTACTTATATATAATTGTAGGGAAGAGTAATGGAGAGATAGTGTTGTTCCGGTATACAGCCACTTGCTCAAAAGGCGTGACGCTAATATCGATTAAAGTAAAAGTAGAGTAATCCTGTCCTCTTCCCTTCCCAACATCTACGGTCATAATATAATCATGACCTTTTTCTGGATGTTTATAAACAAATCCATCGCCGTTTTCAATATATGAGAGTGGACTGGCTGCTCTTAGTTCCATCAAGGCTTCAGCACCAATTAACGTATCACCGGTGCCGAAGAATGTATTACCAAACTCTTGGTCAAATTGCAGCTTGGACGTATTGTTTATCGTTTCTTCTTTCCACTTCTCGGTACGACCAGGTACGTCCCACCAATCAACTCGAAAAGAATGATACTCGTTAACTCTTTGTTCTGCGCCTTCCCATATCTTATAGAACATATTACCAATACCATTTGCTGTGGACGTGACAATCACTTTGGTGTCCACACCAGATGAAATAACAGGATATGTAGAGGCATAAAACTCTGCGGCTTTTTCTACGAACGCAAACTCATCTAGATAAAGCAGGTTAATACTAAGACCCCGGATAGAAGAACCAGTGGTTGCAGAAGTAATAATTCTAGAATTGTTACCGAATTCAAGAGAACCTTTGTTGACAGACTTAGCTCCGGCTTGTAGAAAGAACGGTAGGTTCTCAAGCATAAGCGTGATCCTGCCGAGCATTTCTCTGGCAGTTGCTCCTTTGTTAGCAAGGATCGCAACAGTTTTTTCCGGAGAAAACAGCGCGTACCAGAGCAGGTAGGCACACGCGGATACCGATTTACCGCTTTGTCTGCATGCCAGAACAATGTTAAACCTATGCTCATTGAAGTTACCAAACATCTCTCTTTGATAAGGATAAAGATCGAATGGTACTAAACCCTTGTCAAGTGACACAACCTTAATATACTTTTTAGCGAAGTATATGGGATCATCCATACATTTCTTGTATTCTTGTATCTTTTCAGGAGTCCACTCTTCTTGAGCATCAGCTCGTTTGAGATTTATGTTCCCCAGATACGTCGGTATGTTCGGTTGCTGTTGCATCTACTATATCGCCTTGAAGCAGTCGTTGAATATCGGCGGTTGAGCCAATATAAAAATTATTTTGTTGATTTTCTACTTGCTTCATTTCATTTTGTTGTTCAAGAGCTTTTTGCTTCTTATTCAGTTCCATCAACTTATCGTTGACATCAGAAACGTTTTTCAGTAAACCTGCTAATACTTCGTATGCTCTAGGATGTTCAGATTCCCGAGCCACGTCTATCATATTGTCTAGTGCGTCTTTACCCTTTTCAATCAATTCATAATATGTTTCTCTTGAATAGTTGTAATCGTTCTGGTGATTACTATCCTGGTGCATCGCTGTCTCCATCATAATCTATACGGGTGAATCCAAAGTCGGAATCAGCAAGTATGTTCAAAGAAGTTGGGTTAGGTACTAGTTGTATTGTATTCAATCTAATGTCTGAATCATTCAAGCCAGCTCCAATATCAAAAACTTTAGCACGTACATCACGAACAACCTCTCCAGTATTTATAGCACCATAGAATCGTACTCTCATTTCAAAATCCATGGTGTATATGATTGTTCTACGTGCGCCTAGTTCACCTTCAAAATCGTCTTGAAAACTTACACTTGAAATTGCAATTGGTATATCTTCTAAAACATCAGGAAAATCTGCAAATGGTTTTAATGTTACTGAATACTGTGGATTGAAGGTAGGCAATATTTGCTCTACTATTTGTAACG